TCATTCTGTGTCATAATTCTATTCCTGTTTAATTAGTAAGTCCGTGTATAATATCCGAAACGGACCCCCCTGTCAACAACTATTTCAAAAAAGGTGTAAATAGACCGTTTTTGGTTAAACGCACTCTACAGACCGCGAAAAGTCCGAAACGGGGAGCGGAACATTTTGCGGAACATTTTTGGCCTTTTCGATGTTCCGCAAATGTTCCGCTATCCTATACGGACAAAAACAGCGGAACATTTGCGGAACATTTGCGGAACATTTTGAATTATTTTTCAAAGGCGAAAAATTAAGAAAGTGTTTAAAATCAACGACTTATGGAAAAAGTAGCGGAACATTTTGCGGAACATTTGAAAAAAGTGACATTTGGCACTAGCAATTCCAGAATAAAGCGTGTACACTGGGCTAACCCCCTGCGGCGGTGCAGACCAGGTACACGTTTTGGTCGCTCACCGATTTTTAGGGGTTTAAGTTATTGAATTATAACAAATTTTTGGTTTTTATTTAACAGGAGAAAAACGCTTTGGCGAAGACGATTTCAAAAGATGTTCAAAAGTTGACCGAATCAGTTGATGAGTTTCTGAACATGGGGGCTGAAGTCACTGGGGTCATTTTTGAAGGTGTTGACACAAAAAGTTTGTCAATAAAATTGACTTCTTTTTTGGCGGCTAGGTACAATGGGACCAGTTTGTATTTGGCTATAGACCAGGAACGGATTGAAAGGAATTTGAAAATCATCGACATGAGGGACCGAAAAGATTATACACTGGCCAGGATAGCGAAAATCCTGGGAATATCAACCACGACCGTCCATTCGGTTGTGATGAACCATAAAACTGTAACTATCACAGGGGATTTCGATGAATAATGAAAATTATATAAAGGGCCTGGATTTTAAGCCTTTACGACTTGGAGACAGACCAGTCCGAAAATTAGAACATGGGGTCCATGGAAAACAGTGGGATGGTATCGCCGAATCACTCCGAAGGATGTTTCCGACCACACCACCGAACCGCCCACTCTCGAATCGAATAATAATCCCCAAAGGTTTCGTCGAACCCGACGCATCCCCGACGGGAGAAGTCCAAACTTTCAACACCCGCCCCATCCAAGCACTTCGGTCCGCGGAATACCTATTGGAGACACTAATATGAAAAATACATCGCGAGACTTTAAATTTGGCGTATTATATGTTTTAATCTTGTCCGTCTTCTATCTCTTTATGGTGGCGACAAAACATTTGGGTCACGACAATCATGTCCAACCCACAATTCAAGAGGGCCAACCGCCCCAGGAGAAACACAGTGAAAAGAATCAAACTAGAACTCAGTAAATGGTGGAAACAGATTGTCGCCATCGCGGTCATCATGGCCATCATCCTGGTCCCCCAGGAATTTGTCGTCTACAACCTGGACATGGGTTTCATGTTGCTGAAGGTGTTGGGGGCGTTGTTATTGGCTAGGGTGGCAAAGAGTACACTCGACACCTGGCAGTCGAACCACGACCAGGACAAATCGGTTTCGCTGTCTCGATTCATGGCAGACGAAAAGACAACCAACCAATCAAAGGGGATAATCCATGCAACTCAAATACTTTGCATTACTCTTATTATTTGTGCCGCACTTATCAGCGGCTAAAATCCCCGAGAAGTTCGACGGGTACATCGTGGAAGCTTGCGACCGTTACTTGGTCGACATCGACTGTGATTGGTACAAAGCGTTATTATATACCGAGTCACTCCTCCAACCTGGCGTCACCTCATACGTCGGAGCGATGGGAGTGGCTCAAATTATGCCAGGAACGTGGGACGAGAACGCCCCGCGTGTGAAAGGGGCTTCCGACCCCTATGAAGCGAGGTCCTCCATTAGAGTGGGGGCTTTCTTCCTGAATAGAATGATAAACTTTTGGGACGACCGAAGGCCAGGGATACAACGAATGTTCCTGGGAATGGCATCCTATAACGCGGGGCCAGGACACATTTTAAGGGCGCAAAAAGCTTGCGACAACGCGCGGAACTGGAAAACAATTAAAAGCTGTCTCGTGAAAATCACGGGGCGGCACTCAAAAGAGACATTGAATTATGTGGATAGGATTAAAAGCAATTTTTGCAGGATTAAAACTCTCAAAGGGGATGGCCTTTGGGGCCTTCAGTATTTTAGGGACAATTGTGTCAGTATATTTCTTATGGTCGGCGAATAATCAGAAAAAAGGCGAGATTTTGGACCTTTTGGTCGATAAGGCATTGAAAGAAATAACTATTTCTGAACTCAAAACCGAGAATTCGAATCAATTTGATGTTATTATACTGTGCGACATTAACACAAAGCGGCTGAAAGAACTCAAAAATCAGTCGGAAAAACTGGCTCTCGATGAAAGGACCGCGAGAGATTTGGACAACCAACGAAACGAGATTTTACATGACATCACACAAGCCAAACTCAAAAAGGCACTGGCTGAACAGGACACTGGTGACAGTGTCATTTCTGACGACCTTGGTCAGTTGTTCGATGAACAAAACAAAGCCCTACAGGCCACCAAAAACACCCGAGTCAATCGAGATAGCGACGACGATTGATTGTTCCGAAAACTTTGACCAGTATTTGAAACCCACGGAACTGAATTTCACAACCAGTCATAAGAAACTGGAGTTTGAAAAATTACTACAGCGATACTCGCTAGTAATGGACGCCCTCATCGAATGTTCGAAAGACAAACAATCTTTGAGAAATCTTATCCCCTCCCCACAATCCCGAGAGAAAATACATGAATGACCAAGTCACACCAACAGAAATCGCCGCGGTCCTCCACGAACTGAGAACCATCCGCAAATCACAAGACCATATTTATACCACGATAGCCAAACTAGACGGAAAAATCGTCGGCAACGGCAAACCTGGAATCCAGGACCGCCTGGTCACATTGGAAACGAAAACCATGATGAACGAGAAAAGCAAAGGCCACCTAATAACAATGGGGACCGCTCTCATGAGTGGATTAATCGCCATTTACGCATTGATTACAAAACAATGAACCCGAACCCAAAAAACCCCAGGCCACCGACACCCATCGACATGAAAAAAGCCAAACGCGTGGCCTTTGAAGGAATGGGAATGGCCGCGTTTTGTGAAAAAATGGGATTTTCTCAAAAAGTATATTATAGGGCGCGAAAACAGTTCCCTGAGTTCCGCAAGCTTTGCGAGATTATCGTTATGAAACACAAGGGAAAGAAACCCTGGGTCCCGCCATTGAATGAAATCAAAAAACTAGCCGCCAGGGGTTTGAACAAAGGACAAATCGCCGCGACGCTAGGGATTCACATTGGGACCTACATGGCCCACCAGGCGAAAAACCCTGAGGTGGACAAAGCCTTCGAAGCGGGTCAGGACAAAGGGGTCGCTGACATTAAGTCCGTCCTCTTTACCATGGCCAAGGACGGGAAAAACCTCCCCGCCACCCTGGCATTCCTAAAAAGGCACGACCACGAGACTCAGGAAATGCCCACCAAAATCGTCACTGAAGTCATATACACCGACCAATCGGCCACAGGAGTCATCCACGATGAAGACTAGAATTGAACTGAACAGCAACGAGAAAACACTTCTCGGATTAATCACACCAGGAACGGAATTCCCTTCCATCCCTGGAGACATGGAAAACCACATCACCGCCCTGGTGAAATTGAGACTGGTCAAGTGGGTCCAATTCGGCAAGAACGAAAAGAGATTCAAACTGACACGCAAGGGGAACAAGGCTCGAAAGGGCCTGACATCCCAGTCGACCAAGTCGACCAAATCGAAAAACAAAGTGATTATCGACGACAACATGAACCCAGGAAACCCTGGAGTCATTAGACAGTTGAACTCATGAAACGCGGGGTCGGATTCCTAAGGTCGAGAACCAGGGCGAAAGCTGACAAGGCCCGAAGGGTCAAGGACGCCAAACGCCTGGCCACGCATGTCATCCAGGATGAACGTCCAAGAACCCAGGACACAGGCCCCAAAGAGATGGAAGACGTTTTCCTGTCATTGGGCATCAGTTCCGAACAGTACCAATAAATGTCCTGGACAATGTGGGTCCTGGTTGTTTTCCTTTTGATGTTATTATCAGACAAAAAGGTTGGCCGCCCGAATAATCGGGGGTTCACAATCATCGCCATACTTTCGGCCTGGCTCACGATTATCGCCCTGGAGATTTTTCTGTAGATGGCAACCAAACACAATCGGTTAATACTTCCGAAACTTCACAAAGCACAACAACGAATGTTTAATGAGAAAAAACTCTATAATGTCGGATGTTGTGGACGCCGTTTCGGGAAAACCCTATTCGCGCAAATATTACTTTGTCAGGACGGCGGGGTCCTCCACGGTCAACCGTGCGCCTGGTTCGCCCCGAAAGCGAAATACATGGCCAAGGTATGGCGCGAGGTTTGTGAGACCCTGGCCCCCATCATTGTCCGAAAGAACGCGACCGAACGCATCATCGAATTCGTTGGCGGCGGCGAGTTGGAGTTTTGGACCTTGGAAGACATCGACGCGGGAAAATCTCGAAAGTATGCCCGTGTCATAATTGATGAAGCAGAACTGGCCAAAGATTTAAAATATTCATGGGAACAGGCCATCAGTCCGACCTTATTGGATTTGAATGGTGACGCCTGGTTTTTCTCCACACCCAAAGGATTCACATATTTCCAGGAATTATTTGAGAGGGGCCAAAGTGACCACGAGGACGACACGGACTGGATGTCCTGGCAGATACCCACAAGCGGGAACCCAACTCTCAGGGGCGTCGCTGAGTACCTGAGAAAGCAGAAAAAAGCCCTCCCCGATTTGGTATTCCGTCAGGAATATCTCGCGGAATTCGTCGACTTCGGCGGAACCTTAATCGAGAGGGAATGGATAAGATACGGAACCCCCAATCCTCGAGACGTTTATTCCACCGCCATCGGTGTGGATTTGGCCATCTCAATCAAGGAAGACGCTTGTTTCACGGCGTTCGTGGTTTGTCAAAATACTATTGACGGGAAAATTTGGGTCCGCGACTGTCTCAAAGAACGTTTGAAGTTCCACGAGATTGTCGAAAAATTGACTGAGTTCGGGGAGAAGTGGGACCCTGACATCATCAACATCGAACAAGTCCAATTCCAGGCGGCCGTTGTCCAAGAGATGTTACGCAAGACTAAATTAAACATTAAAGGGTGTATTCCTGAAAAAAATAATGATAAACTCATCCGATTTCTCCCACTACAACCGAGATACAGGAACGGGATTATACATCACGACCCTGAACTCCCACGGTATTTCGAGAGAGATGTCCTGGGGTTCCCTTCAAGCGTGGACAAGGACATCCCTGACGCGTATGTTTACGCATTCAGAGGATTGAGAGTCGCGAACCAGGGAGCAATCTCCACAGGCGCGAGAGAATCGAGTCGACAAATTAATTCACAAGTATCCCCAACCAGTGGCGGGTGGGGAACAGTTTCCGAGGAATAGGACCATGACAGACAAGAAAACCGAACAACCAGGGCCAACACGAACACCACAAGCGTGGGGGCCTGAACAGGCCATCCCACTGAACGACCCCGATTCTACATTGATTTATGACGGGATTCTCGAGCCAGGCGACCCAGTATTGAAACAGGCAAATTCAGACGTCAGTCTGTACAACGAAGCCATGGCGGACGACCAAGTCATCTCGACATTCAACCAGAGAAAACGGGCTGTCATTTCGGCCCCTTTAGTGATTGAACCAGGCGGCGAAAAACCGATTGACGTGGAATGTGCGGACCGCTTCAGGATGAACCTGGCCCAGTTACCCATGGACGACATCACTGACAAGATTTTGAACGCGTTGTTCTTTGGATACATGCCACAGGAAAATCTGTGGAAAACTTTCGAGGGTCAGATTTGGCTGAGAGACATCAAGTCGAGAAAGCCCGAGAGATTTGTCATCGACCAGGACCAAAAACTCAGAATGCTGACCAACACCGAAATCATCCGTGGAGTCGAGACCGACCCATTATATTTTTGGTACTTGACCACGGGAGCCATTTCCCACGATAACCCCTATGGATTGGGTATCGGGTACTATGTTTATTATTTGGCGAAATTCAAAAAGTCAGGAATTAAATTTTGGTTGAAATACCTGGAGAAATTCGCCCAACCGACAATGGTCGGAAAATTCCCCATCAACGCCAACGACGCCGACATCAAAAAACTATTAGAGACAATCCGAGCGTTATCGTCAGACTTTGGAACGGCCATCCCTGACGACATGGTCATCGAAATGATTGAAGCCACCAGGAGCGGAACAGCCGATTATAAGACATTCAGAGAAATGGCCAACGCGTCAATCTCGAAAATCGTCCTGGGCCAAACGATGACGACCGACGACGGGTCCTCGAATGCTCAATCCAGGACGCACCAAAAAACAAAGACAGACAACGCCAAAGGTGACGCCGACATCTTTTCGGAAAGTTTCACCCGCAACGTGGCCAAAGTATGGCAAGAAATAAATTATCCGACCGCCGCGACACCAATTTGTCGTCGAGATGTGGAACCAAGACAATCCACCATCGAGATGGCCAAAGCGGACGCCGAGATTTTCAAACTGGGGTGGAAACTAACCGACGAGAAATTCGCTGAACGATACGGCGAAGGATATGAGAAAAAACCTGACATCGTTCCCGACCTTTTACCTGGGGCGGTGGATGATGACAAGAAAAATGATGAAGTCATCGACGAGGATGAAGTCGAATTCTCGGAAGCTTTTGTCGACCAGGGTTTGATTGATGACGCGTTGGACGCATTCATCGACGCCCAGGGTCAGAACATCAGTGAGAGCATTCTCACGGATTTGATGGAATTTTCATCGACCCACTCACCTCAGGAAACCCTGGACGAACTGAACTCATTAATCACAAGCGAGAACCTTGACGCCCTGGAGGAAAACCTGGGCCGTGTCATGGTGGCCGCCGCCACAGTTGGCCGCGTCAATGACTAACGTCCGTCGCGCGATTTACATGAACCCCCGCGAAGCGGTCCAACAAATCGCGGGGAAAAAAGAGGTCATCACATGGGACTGGAATGAGATGGTCGGGAACATGCACAACAACGCGTTCACCGTGGCCAAGATGACAAGCGTCGACCTATTGAGAGACGTCAAAGTCGCGTTAAAATCAGCCATCGCCCAGGGAATCACAGGGGACAAATTTCGAAAGCACCTGGAGACACGTCTCAGGGTCGCGGGATGGTGGGGTCAAGAGACTCGAGTCAACCCGAAAACTGGAATCTCATCCACTGTCAAACTGGGAACCCCTCATCGCATCAACACCATTTTCAGGACAAACGGTCAGTCGGCCTTCATGGCGGGAAAGTGGCGTCGATTCTATGACAATAGAGACAATCGGCCTTTTTTGGAGTATGTCGCTATTTTGGACGGGTCCACGAGACCACATCATCGGGAAACTGACGGATTCATCGCACCCATCACGGCGGCCATTTGGAAAGTGATTTTCCCTCCGAACGGCTTCAATTGTCGATGTCGGGTCCGAGCATTAACAGCCAAACAAGCCAGGCAACGGGACAAGAAAATCCCACTCCCCAGTCAATTCCCTGACAACGGGTTCGGCGGGAATCCTGGCGCGACTTATGACGTCGGGTTGGTCCGTTCATTAAGGGACAAAGCCAAACGCTCCAAAGACATGGTCGGGTTCCGTCGATTCATGGCATCGGAAACCAGGAAATCGTTTTTGATTGACCAGGGTCTCCCTTCAATCGCGGCCACAGCTTCAGTCTATACGCTGAATATTTTGGGCCGTCCGAATGGTGACGCCATCGAATTGACAATCGCCAAACCAATCCGAAACCCCGCCGCCATCGTGGAGACGATGACCAGTTTGTCATTCAAGCTTTACACAGACACGAAGACGGGCGAGTTCTATGTCCTGAAAAAAGGGTCAAAGGCGACATATTATATTTTTGATAAGAACGGGAAATTCAAGAGGTCCACCATTGTGGTTTTCTTTGGGAAACGTTTCAAACGCGGATGATAAAATTCAAATCCAACGCGCGAAAAGTATCCATTGATTTGAGGAACGCGGCCAACGTCGACACGACTCCACTCATGAGAGAAATCGCGGGGGACCTGGAAGACATAACCGAGACAGCATTCCAAAAGGAATCCGACCCAGTGACGGGGCGACCTTGGAAAGCACTGGCAAGGGCCACAATAAAATACAGGACACGAATCAAGAAATGGCCAGGGAAAAAACTCCAGGTTTTCGGAATGTTGGCGGGTCGGATTCAAACGGATTTCTCCAGGACAAAAGCGAGAATCGGTTCGTCTGTAGAATACGCGGGCTTTGTCCAGGACCGTCGGAGATTCATCGGGCTGAGTCGAATCCATAAAAAGAAAATAAAGAAAAAAGCGGCGTTGTTTGTACTGAGAAGTATCAGAAAGCGCGGCCAATAAAAAGCCGCCCCTAATTGTTATCCCACTAAAAACAAGGGCGGCTTTTTGACCTTCATCCTGGGAAGGGTGAATTTTTAAATCACATCCCAGGATTTGAATAATACACAGGAACCATCCCAAACGCAAGAGGAATTCCTGTTTAACCCGTATACAACCGAAAACAACGAGGATATAACTGACAGTCTATGAAAAAATACAAAATTGAAGTCTCGAAAGTTTGCGACGCCACAGCTATGAACGGCGCAAAAGTGAGCATCACCGAACCCATGTTGAAAGACATGGCCGCGAGTTATGACCCCACGGTCCACGAATCGCCTTTCGTCCTGGGCCATCCCAAGACGGAAGACAAGGCGTTCGGTTGGGCTGAAAAGATGGAGTACGACGAAAAGTCTCAAAAACTTTTCGCCGTTGGAAACCCTGACGACATCGACCCAGGATTCAAAAAGATGGTCGAGAATGGAGACTATAAAAAAGTTTCTCTTTCAATGTTTCCACCTACAGCAACGAACAACCCAAAACCTGGTCACTGGTATCCAAAACACCAGGGCGCACTCGGAGCGGCCACAGCGGCGGTCCCAGGGCTGAAGCCGATGGACTTCAAACCAGTGTACAGTTTCAGCGAGGACCCTGAGGTCCTGGAGTTTTCTTATGACTTGGAAGCTGAAGAAAAACAAACCGAACTTTCGAAGTTCGAAAAATTTCAAGCGTGGATGTTAGACACATTCGCACTAAAAGAGATTGAGGGGAAACCTTCAAAAATCCCGTCGGAACAACTTCCGACATTTTCAGAAAATGACGGAGAAGTCACAATGACAGAAGCAGAAATCAAGGCCCTACAGGCCGACAACGAGAAACAAGCGGCAACGCTGAAGGCTCAAGCTTCAACTATTTCCAAATTTCAGAGTGAAGCGACGGCAAAACGCGCGACTTCAGTCAAGGAATTCTGTGAAAACTTAGTTGAAAACAAAAAATTAATGCCCGCCACAGCTTCAAAACTTGGCGATGTATTAAACAGTTTAAACACGGCCGAACCTCAAGAGTTCAGTTTTTCAGAAGGTGGCGATAAAAAACCATCAATCACCGACGCATTAATGGAAGTGATAACAGAATCGGCGGAGTATTCCTTCGATTTTGCTGAAAAGGGCCAGGACAACACAAGCGACCCAGTTTTGAGTTTTGCGACTCCTGTGGGCGTTTCAGTTGACCCGACTCAGGTCAAACAGTTGGCCCAGGCCAACATCATCGCGAAAGAACAAGGAATCGACCTTGTTGACGCATTAATCCAAGTGGAGAACGCATCATGAGCAGAACAACAAATCAGCCCCTTTTAGTGGTCACGGCGAAATCCGCGGGCGCATTGGCGGAAAATACCTTTGTACGCCAAGGGATGGACAAAGCGACGGACGGTGACAGTATCGTCGGCGTTTGTTTAGAAGCCACAACGGCGAGCGGACAATACTTCCCATTAGCAGTCGCGGGAGTCATTTCCGTGGTCGCGGGTGCGAATATCACCATTAATTCGTTGATATATTCGGACGCCAACGGCAAAGCGACAAGCGTCGCCGTAAACAAACCATGGGGAATCGCCATGGAAGCCGCCACAGCGGGCGGAACCGTCCCTGTTTTACTAGGTTTTAGAGGTACATTGTAACAATGAAATTATCATCAGCTAGGGTCATTGACCCAATTCTAACGTCCATCGCTTTGGGATTCTCGAATCCCGCTTTCGTTGGTATGCATTTATTCCCTTTCGTTCCTGTAGCTTTACGCGGCGGGAAGGTTTTGGAATTCAACAAAGACAATTTTAAAACGGTTGACGCGATTCGCGCTCCTGGTTCGGCGACGAAACGAATTTCTGTGGGTTTTGGCTCTCAGGATTATGTTTTAGTTGACGAATCGTTGGACGCTCAAGTTCCTCGCGAGGAAGCCGAAGAAGCGTCGAAAGGCCCTGGAGTAGCACTTCAGAAAATCGCCATAAATGACGTTCAGGAAATCCTG